CCCAAAGCGGAAACCAAGCTAGTTTCAGACACGCCATACGAGCCAACCTTAGTATCCCCAGACACGCCTATTTGGAAATAACGAATTTGGAAATTAGTTATATCCGCAGCACCTGACCCTGCGTAAAGAAGTCCCAGACCAACACCCATACCTGATGTGATGGTATTGGGATCATTAAGAACCCTTTCTTCGGTCCCATCCCCAAAAACTTTATATATTTCGAGATGTCCTGAAACATTTAAATTATCATTATTACTCATCTTTTACCTACTTATTATAGCTAACTATACTCCTGTATAATGGTTATCTACATTGGTAGATATACCCAAAAATCCAACTGACCAATGGACAACTAATGAAAACTCAGAGGTTTTTGTTACGGGAGTAAAACTTCTATAAGCCATCAATAGAGGGGAGTCTTCTTTAAACCCTTTTGGGTTCTTTGCAAATAAACCTATTTCACTTATTTCCTTACCGTTTCCTGTTTTTTCATCTAACACAATTTCTGATTCAAAGGAATCCATAAAAAACTTGGATAGTCTTCCTTCTTTGATCTTGGAGAAATACTCATCAGTACCTGAGAACGCTATTGAGGAGAGCACAGCACTAGTAAATAAAAGCTCCGTATAGGTGCTCCCCCCATCATCTGTGGAGGCATTAAACCCTCTATACTTACTTTCTACAATAAAGTCTGTGTCGTCTCCGTAATCATCCCAACTAAATGGGGTACTAAGATGATAGAAATAACTAGATGTAGTAACAGCAGGATCATAATCCATAGAGCTTGTTCCCACTTGAAAATAATAAGGAGAGTAACTATCTGTATTTAGGGATCCTCCCCCTCTTTGTATATCAATAAAGGAAGACCCTAGACCCGCAGTAACCAGATTAGCTCTATCTACTATTGTGTCTTCAGTTCCATCACTGTAAACTTTACAAATTGTAATATGTCCTCTAAGCATTTCCTGTTGCCCTAAAATCTAGTGTCCATCTTATTTTTAAATCTGCATAATTTAAAGAACCTGCTGTTGCTCCGTTATCACTAATTCTTGATAAATTATCTATAAATTTCTTAGAACTAAATAGTCTATATCTAAGTGGGTTGTCTATTGGATCAAAAACAAAGGGAGGAGAAGAATATTTAAGTGCTTCCTTTATATCCACAGTCCATAACCCTATGTTGTATATACCCCCATAAAGGTTAGCCAGCCCAAGATCACCAGACAACACGTTAGTTTCGTATACTACCCTACCATTATTTTGATAAGATGCAGCTTGAGAAGACACAATTAATCCGTGTCCTGACAAGGTTACACCGTTTACATCATCTCCAACTCTTTCATTTATGGGATCATAAACCCTACCCACATATCCAGAAATATCCATAGAGCTTGCTTCATTAAAGCCGCTGTTATAATTTCCTGAGACAATTTGATTTTCAAAAGCAGCAGACGTTGTTAAACTACTGACCATAGACCAGTTTGTACCTCCCGTGCTAGACCCTTCAGGAAAACATCCTAATTGATAAGCATTTACTCCAATATAATTATTAGGTACACCATCAGAGGAGTTTTTAGCATTCCATAAAGAAGATAAATTATTCTGTTCTATAAATTTAGACTGCAAAGCAAACTTCTGTCTATAGGGTATTAAATTTAAATTTTGACCCAAATCAAAACCCGTAACCACAGAGCTTAAAGAAAACTCTGATTCCGTATTAGACCCCTCTAATCGTCCGTCTAAGGGGTCGGGGTATGTGGGGAGTCCAGTATAGGGGTAGTACGAGGAAACATCAGGAGGACCGCTCACACGGACGATAGGAGCACTAGCCGCAGACTCCAACCCAACTCCAGAGAAAGACCTACCCATAGCCAACGTGGATCCTGAGAAGTCCCAATTATTGGGGCATACTCCGTCTGTCCTAAATTGAAGCTCCGTTGGGAATTTACCTACCTCAAGTTGGCACCCATATATATAAGCACCTCCTGATGCGCCACCATCAGTACATAGCGCAGGATAAAAAACCGCTTCTATCCCTGAAGTTGCGGAGGGAGAAAGAACGGAAACCCAAGCCCTATACCAATTATCCCCCGCATATTCTACTCCAGCATTTGCTTCCCAATTAGGAACAACCCAGCCATTTGCCTCTGTTCTGGCAGATTCAGTTCTCCACGTTTGGTTTACGCCACTTATAGACCCATTAGTTAGATCAGTATATAAATTAATAGCGGTTCTTGCATTACCTAAACCCGAATCTCCGCTGTAACCATCCCCCTTACTTGTTAGCTTTATATGTATACCTCCATGATCAGTATCATCGTTGCTGTTGCAACCAGTGTTATTAATGGGGTAATCACCAAAAGCTTGTTTTGTGTATAGGGACCAACACAACCAAGTATCTTGAAAAGCACTTGCGGTAAAATCTACTCCCCCATACCCTTCAAGCATACGGCACGGATGGAAGTACCCCGAAGTAGCTCCAGCGGCGAGATTTATATCATCATCCACCACCGTAACAACATGTGCGGTAGAGGAGGGTATATTAGAAAACATTGAGGGGGGCGAAACTTCAGGAGTAGAACTAATACTATTAATAGTCCCACCAACTACTGAAAATAAATCTGTGGACGAGGGTGTTGAGTAGGGATTTAAATTTCTATTAGCTACTGTTAGTCCAGGTGACGGACAAGTATAAGAAGAAACAGGATAAGCATGGGCATTTCTGAAGTACCCCTGTGCGTCCTTTCCAAAGGATATGGCCTGTACAACCCAGTTTGAAGTATCCATAACTCTAGGTGCAATACCCAAAGTGCTTGAGGGTGCAGTAAGCATATCGACAATAGTTTGCCCTGCTCCGTTTACGACAAGATTATCCTCCTCGTAAACAAGCTTTTCTCGATCTCCATCTAAGACCGCAAATATTTCTACCTTACCTTTCATACTTAGCCTTCTACTATATTTAACTCTGTAAGATTTCCGTAGCTTCCACTCACTGGATCATACATATGAGATTGTGATCTATAATTCATCCTGCTGCCTCCACTAACCTCCATCACACTTGAAGTAATTGTTGCATTTTTACTAGCTAGTCCCGTACTTATATCTTTAAAGAATCTAAATACAGCCTTTAAATCATTAGAATCTAATTGTGCATCTCCATATTTAGTCTGTATTACAGCTTTATTATAGTTCGTGATATCTCTAATAGAAATGTCCTCAAACACTATAAACTTAGTATTACTTCCCTGAGAAGCAAATAATTCTAGTGTATATTTTTGATTTGTTCTGTGTACTTTTCCAAAATTCTGTAAGTAGTCCCCTGTTGGAGTAAGTGCTTTGTTATTTTTTGTTGTAAACCTAAACTTAAGCTCCTGTAAAGTATTCTCATTTATATTAGCTATAGCTTGGGGGTTTGATCCAGGAATAACGGTCTCTACAAAAAGAGGCTCCCAACACCTTCTGTCATAAACATCAACAGTAATTGGTGCCAGATCATTAGATCCTCCCTCCCCAGATCCCGTCATGCTGTCTAAGTTCTTTACAGCAAATTCTTGGTTCTGTGCTAAATTTCTGACTTGGTTTATTCCGTTAGCAACAAAAGCGGTAGTGTCATAGGAGTCCCACTTATCTAGATGCACACCACACTCATCATTAATCCCTAAAGGAGAGTAAGACCAGATCTTATTATTTTCAGGTTCTGTGTGTATCCAAAACCCCAAAGATAGCCCCCCAGTCAGAGAGCTGCTAACGTCCATGCAATGAGCCTTAACCGTAACCTCGTACTCATGCTCTGGCTCTAAGAAGTTTCTAGACTTGTTAGTTAGATCAGAGTTATCAATCTTTATCCTAACCCTAGGCAATCTATCGCTTCCCTCTGGGCAGTGATATTTAATGATTTGGTTATTTATTAAATATTTAGCAAAGGAGTATTTATTTTGATCATTTCTAGATAAATTAAAGATTGAGAATATCGGATGACTATCAAAGGTAGAGGGGGTAGAGGTATCCACCAACTCAACAGCACTAACCAAGTGATTATTTCTAAACTCTGGGTTTGTTAGATATACATCAGAAGCATCAGATGCGGTATATGTTCCCACATCTGCATGAGTACCCGAAACTCCCGATGCACTAAGCACCCCGCTTCCTCCATAATACGACAAATCAACTTCGTATACAGGAGAACTTGCAGCAAAATACCCGCTAGTTCCTAATGCAGATCCGTCAATATCAAAATTAGAGTTATAAATTAATGGTCCAAAAGTATGGCTAAACAAGTTAGGAATACCCATTAAGTTATAGTTATTGTTAGTACCGTGGCCTCCGTATAAGCTGTTGTATACGTTATAAAATGCAGACACCTTTCTTCCAAAAGTAAAGTGTTCATAATAATTTAAGGATTGATCTTCGGCCTCACTATTTATTAGGTAGTTTCCAATTGATCTTGGTACATCTATTCCTCCATAAAGAGCAGCTTCCCCATACCAAGAACTAAAATTAACAGGATTTATGAGATTACTACTAACGGGCCAAGAAACATTCCTACTTCCGTCCTCATTAAAGTAACCCGAAACTATGGAGCTTGCCTGTAAATATTTCTCTGCATCGTGTATCTTGTTCATCATATAGAGAATTTCAGGCAATTGCCCTCTTCTACCGTAGGTTACACAAGAAGATGTTGGTACGTTTTGTTTAACTCTAGAAGCAAAAGTATTACTTATGTCGTACCCAAACATAGAGCTTGGGGATAACAGGTTCTGGCATATGTCCCATACTGGGTGGAGGTTGGAGGTATCTATCAGTTCCCCGATTCCGTTGCCCCAATCATTTTGTCTCTTAGCTACTTCTTTAAAATCCATTGATGAGGGTATAAACCCTAAAGGTAAATAACCTAGAGAAGAGGAATAGTAAGTGGTGGATAGTTCTAAACTTCCTGGATTATTCTTCCCCCCTCTAGTGAACATCTTGTTCTCTGGGAGAAGGTTGTGGAAGTTTCTCCTACGCAATGAGTTTCTTGGGACTGATGATATAAAGGAGGTGTTTCCAGATAGCAATACATCGTTTATATTATTTACATCTGTTCTATGGAACCTTTTAGGGGTAAGTCCGTTGGCGGCGGCAAGAGCCTCCATGTCTAAGGCACAAGTCCCATAATTGGTAGTAACGTGGGCTGATCCTTCATACAGATTATTAAAATTAGGTCTCCACTCTCGGCAATCATTATCAGCCAAGGCATCCAAAGCATCTGCTACATCAGACACGGAAAGCAAAACACGAGACACAGCATGAGCAGGTATTACTTGATCTAATACTCTCATTACTTTTGTCATTCCATACTTCGACGTAGAGTTAAGCTGCTGCGATGACCAATCAAAGGTACTAGAATCGAAGGACATTAAGAAGTGAGAAGACTTGCCGTTCCACATACTTAACAGGCTTACGGGATCTGGTGTCTTCTGCTTAGTTGCGTTCTTTAATATAGTATTATAATTTGGTGGATACTGCTTGTCTTTTGTAAAGATTAAAAAGTTATTAATAACTTTTGAAAGATCAACACTGTTTATAAGATTATCATTTAAGTACTTTCGTACTTCCTCTGCAAAGTTCTTATCCACGCCATAACAGATTAAATAATATTTAATTCTATCTAGCATATTATCTGTTACAAAAGTTTGTGTGTAATACTGCCTCTTCTCATAGGGAGGTACTAAATAAGGTCTATCCCTATAGAAGAATACAAAATTAGGATCATAATCTAAAACTAGGTCCTCAGAGCTAGAAGTGTGTACATCCCCCGTCATAAATGTGGGCCAATTATAATCATTAGGATCATACTCACCACTAGGGGGCATTATATGATAAACACCTGTATAGGCTTCTCCATCTAAAAGAAGCTTAGGTTGGGGGAAGGGCTCACCAGCTAACAAGAAGCTATTTGGAAATTCTCGAACCAAATCAAACAGAATCTTATCTACCAAATACTTAATATTGGTATCCATACTATTCGGAGAATAGTTAGCCACTCCAAACTGCCGCGCCAGCGCGGGGGTATAAACATCCAAACTATCTAAAGCGGGGGAACTTGTAGCTAAAGAATAGTAGAGTATATCAGGAATATAGGATTCCCACAACTCAGATAAAGTATCGCTAGTAGTTACATTAAAGACTCCTGTAGAGAATAAAGTATCCAACAAATATTGAATAGATCTACGGGTGCCCTTCATCTTATAAATGTCTACAGCGTTTCTAAGTTGAACTCTCCACTTATCAACATCAGCCCCTATAAACTGCCATCCAATAAGCTCTCCTAGTAACTCTAAAAACTCATCAGGGCATTTGCCTATATCGTAAAGAACCCCTATCTCGTTATGCTCAGTCAGCCTGTCGCTCATACAGAAAGACATGGCCTGTAAGAATCTAGTAAGGGGTCCTGCCTCCTCAGTATCCGTTATAAGGACACCATCATCACTTACTGTTGAAGTTGCAAAGTAATTACTGAAGGAATCTTCTACCTTAGTATCTGGGGTGTCCATAAACTGCGGAGAGTATACCACGCTGTTAAGTGTTTGAAGTCTATCTAATAATTGGGTTCCGCTAGTCCATGTTCCAGCACTAATGTCTACAGAAGAAGTATAGTGCTGTGGTGTAATCCTATCTGATAACCCCCAATACTGCTCGTTCTTCCAAAGATACTCTTGATAAATATTAAGAGTATCTTCTAATTCTACGGATCTTCCCTGCCAAAGAGTGTCCGTAAGCAATGTGGCTATGGAGTTAGATGGATCAAATCCACCTGCTGGTCCGCCTCTATTTAGGAAATAAACCCACCCTAGATTATTAGCCAAGTACTTGTATGTCCCTGAAGAATCATTAGCGTAAGCACTGGCCGTTAGGGTAGCTAAGTCCTTGTCCGCCGTTGTAACAGCAGGGATAGATGGTAGAAATGTTCCACTAATATATGACAAGAAGGCTTCGCTTGTGCTGTATTCAGAATACTTCCTACCTAGGGGAAATAATATATTTCTTTGGAAATCATCAGGACGTATCTCAGCAGGAGCATTTTGTTTATAGAAATATTTAGCAAACCCTTTTGGTGTGCCTATAGAAGATAAGTAAGTATCATATGTTAATGCAGACACAGGCAGAATAGTGTTCTGATTTTTATTAGCTAGTATATGTGAATTTATTAACTGATTTGGATAAGATACATGCGTTCCACTTATAGTCTGCTCGTCTGCAAAGTAGAACTTGGGAATAATCTTCTTTAGAGCATCTAAATAATTTCTCTTAAAATA